ATAATGGGATTGAATTGCTCGCCTTGTGTTCAGGCGAGCCTTCAAAGTGGTCAATGGCTACCAACTTGTAATCAAGCCCCCTGCTGACAAAAACCTCGTCAAAGATGGCCGTGCCACGACCGAGGTACACCCCTATTTCGGCCATGTGGTATTTCTTTTGCGGAGGCATTTCGTCAAGAATTAACTGAAGCAGTTGACCTTGATTCTCCATGTTTGACCAACCAAAGATGTTGTCGTGTTTCATCGCTTAAAGAGGGTTTTAATGTTGGTGCTTCCGTGCTTGTAATTGTTCGTTAGGTGGAACACCTTGCAATGGTCCGCAAGTTCGCCCTGCTCCGTGAACTCCAGCATCGGCTTCAAGCCAAGCGACCAAATCGGGAAAGATGCAAGGCTCTCCCTGAATAGACCGTTGTTGGGGATGTAGTCAAGTTCGCCCGGATTACGGGTCAGCACCTCTTTGAGCCTCTTAACGCTGAACATCCAAAAAGCGTGGTAATTGATGAAGAAGGGCAGGCTCACATAGTCCTTGCCGTTGTACTGACACCACACCGAACTGGGCAGAACCTCGTTTACATCGGGAGTGCATTCGCCTTCCTTGTCGTCGTAGGTTTCAATGCGGGTGAAGGATGGGTACAAGCCATCGGCAAACATCGAATCGAACCGCTCCGTGAAGTTGACGAAGCCTTCCTTGGGCAGCATCATGTCGTCCTCAAAGTAGGCCACCCAGTCAAAGTACTTGTAGGTTTCCTTGATTCGTGTCCGATGGACTGCAGTCAGCATCCAAGGGTGCGATAGTTGCGTGTGAGCGTGAACCGTTACAGGTTGGTCCGCAAGCAGCCCCACGACTTCGGGGTCGTTGGTGTCCACGAAGATGTCGGCCTGCACCGGGTAGGACTTGATGGCATCAATGACCCGTATAAGGTTTGGTATCCTTTCGGGGTTGTGGTGGTATGCGATGTTGGCGAGCAGTTTCATATCAAAAAGTTACAACGAATTTTTCAGGCGAAGGCCAGCCGGGGTTGGAGTCAAAGACCTTGGTGTCGGGTTTCTTCCCAATCCAATGCTCGGCTTGATAGCGTTGCTCTCGTTTCGGCTCACCGAGTTCTTTGATGTGGGAGGACTTGGCCCACCAAAAGTTGCCCCCGAAGTATGGGTAGCCTTCCGGGTTGTTGGCATCGGCCATGTGAGGGAACTGCTCCTTGGTTATCCAATGGCATCCTACGGCATCGACCCCCTCCAGCATTTGCAGGGAACGCTCCCATGCGACCACGTTAAAGAACAACATGGACCTGCCCCAAAGTTGGGTTGTGAGTGCCGGATTGGATGACCCCTTCGTGTGGGCGTAGAGGTACACGGCTTCTTCTTCCTGCGAGGCCCGGTACATCTCGGTAAGCGTCGCCTGTTCCCAAGCGTTGGTTCGGGTAACCACGACCTTGACCTTATCGGCCACCATCGAGTTCTCCAGCACCTCTTTGACCGCCTTGCGTTGTTCAGGTGGTCCGACGATGCCTACACGAATCTCATCCAAGACCCCGATGAGGCCGTAGTTGCAGACCGCCATCATATGTTGGTTCAGAATTAACTGCCAATTCCCTCCGCAATAAACGTGGTAGTAATGAACGACTTTCATAAGGTCCAAAGGAGGGCTAGAAGGGTCAGGATGAAGAAAATGGCTGCAACCGTCTTGCCGATTTCGATGAGCAGGTCAAGGATTTGTTCGAGGTTCATGCCCCAAAGTTACACAACAACATACTTCCCCGAGTTACTGACCCTTAACTTGTTAAGGGCCACGTATCGCATAGCATCGCAGGCGTGGTTGAAGGAATCAATGGGGACCCCCGTGTTCTTGCCCTCCTTGTCGGTGGCCCACGTGTAGGAGCGCAGTTCCTTGATGAGGTTCGTGGAATCTTTCGTTACCTGCAATTTGAACCTTTTGAGGATGTCGATGCCGTTCCTGACCGAATCGGGGCCTTTCTCTGCTGGCTTGATGTTGAAGCCGAGTCGGTAGATTTCTTCGATGGACTTCGGCTCTGCTGAATCCGCCACGATTTCCCAAGCCCTTGTGATGCCCAGCGTCCGCAACTTGTCTGCGATGTCTTGGTTGGTCAGTCCCGTAGCGTAGAGCAGTTCCTGAATCAGCAAGCAGTCCCCTTGGCGGTAGATAGCAACCAAGGCCGTAGGGTCGTTGCTAAAGCCCCAGTCAAGCCCTAGGGCGACGAATTTCGCACGGCTGACATCGATACCCTCCACGACCTCGAAGTCCTCGTAGATGGCTCCCTGAAGCGTCCCGACTTGGCCAAGACCGTACACCTTCCACCAGTTCGCCCAGTATGCAGAGGTTTCGGCTTTGGTGCGGTTCAGTTCGATGTCCCGCTTGATGGTATCAGGCAGGGCCTCGTTGTCGTTGTAGGTAAGGATTATCAGTTCTGCATCCTGTTCGGGCAGGACCTCCGTATGCGCCCAAAATTCGTGGGTCGGGTTGAAGTCGATGTAAATGGCATCGCTGGTACGGATGGCGAGTTGGTAGTAGGATTCAAAGTCAATGTTGTTCGCCTCGTTGATGTAAACCACCTGCCTCCTTGCACCTCGGAGCCGTGCCTCGGAATCAGCAGAAAAAAACTCGATGACCGAGCCGTTAGCGAAGTTGTAGGTCAGCAGGGTCTTGTTCCATCGGTCTGCGACCCATCGGCCCGTCCATTGCATGACCTTGGCGAAGTCCTTGATTGCACCCCTTCGTAGGTGAGGGATGGATTCGGAAACTACCGAAATCTCGGTCTTGTTCTTTGCTGCGATGTCGATGAGGACCGCAAGGATGGCGAGTGTTTTTCCTACCCCCACCCGTTGCCGAGCGGGGGTTAACCTCCGGCAGATGTCCCGCCCTGAATTATCTTCTTCCGGGCTTGCATCTGCCTAATTCTTTTTATGGCCGTGGTGTACTTAAACATAACTCCAACGATATCCGTATGCAGTCTTGTATTTAGGCTTGTTTTTACAGCATCCTATGATACCAAAGGAATTGTATCCTATTTCCCTTTTAATCATATTTATACAATCCCATACTTTAATCACGCTTCCATCCAATAGATTAATTTGAGCGACCTTTTTGGAGCATTTGGAATCAGCCCCTAATTGCCTTTTTTGTAGATTATTAGCAAATGCGTGCTTTTGATTCTCACTACTTGTAGCCCATTCCAAATTACTTACGCAATTATTTGCCTTATTCCCGTCTTTATGATTAACCTCTCTTTTGTTTTCAGGATTTTGTATAAAGTTTATAGCAACAAGTCTGTGAATGGCGTAATATTTTCGAACCCCATCCTTAAACAACTTGCAATGGATGTATCCTGTTTTAGTGGTCTTTAAAGTAATCTTTCTTTTGGTTTTATAGGACGGGCAAGTACTGTTGCCATTTCCCAAACTATAGACCTCGCCTTTATCGGTAATAGTGTAAAGGCCCTCGTATCCTAAAATGTATTTTTCCATTTGACAAATATACGAGTCTTTTAGACCTTTACCCCCTTGTTATTTTCTTTTAATTCAAGGGTCTTTATCTTTTGCAGGTAAACCACCGCATCCATCAGTTCCTCCTGTAAGTGCTGAATCCATTGCATAGGGGGCAGGTCGTTGCGGTCCATAGTCGTGCCGTACTTGGCTTTGCCCTGCTCGGCTCTTGTCCTGAATTGGTCAATGACCCCCTCAACGATAGAATCAGCCATTGTCGGGGAACAGGGGTTGCTCGATGTGAACCGTGTTCTCTTGACGCTCCACAAGGTTGTTGAGGCGTTGAGTGATGGATGGGTTGTACTGCCCGACCATACCTCCCTCGATTTGGTCTTGACGGATGGTTCGCCTTATACGCGAGCAGATGGCTACATAGTCGTCATATCGCTTGTCCCTGTTTGTAAAATAGGCCCCAAGGTCCTCAATTATATCTGCATCCGCACACCAGTTCTCAAAGCCCTCCAAGGTCAACGGACGCTCCAAGGGTTCGTATTGGGGGATAGCATCCTTGCCGGGGAATACCGTCTTGAGCCTTGGGTTGCTCTTGACCCCTGCCCGGTATGCCTCAAAGTACTCCCACATCTTTTCGGGAGTTTCAATGTACTTGCCGTTGCCCTTGCTGGTTCCCATTAGTATTCGATTTTGTCGATTAGGTCGCTTATCTTGTTTACGATTTTCATTTTCACTTCGTACTGGTTCGGGGCATTGGAATCGTCCACCGCTCCGATGCAATCGCAGAGGGTCGTTATGACCATCATCAACGAATCCATCCGAGCCTGCACTTGGGCTTCGTCATCCTTAGCCTTCGAGTTCGCCAAGTTCCCGGAGTTTATTTCTGCTCCATGATAAAGCTGACTTGCCACCCCACAGGAGGTAGGAGATGTAACCGCAGTCGGAGGTGTCGTCAGCGTTGTCGTAGTAGGTTTCTGCCCTTGACAGGTAGGAGTGCATCCGCTTGATGGTTTCAAGGGAAATTGCTTCCCCGTTGGCTAACTGCTGCGCCCTGACTTTGCCCGTCTGGGTAGCACACTTGTTCCCGTT